TTGCTAAAGAGCGTGAATAATGGCTAACTGGATTGCTGGCGCTATCAAGCATAAAGGCGCACTAAAGAAAGAATTAGGCGTTAAAGAAGGCGACACCATTCCTAAAGGTAAGCTAGAAAAAGCCGCCAAAGCAAAAGGCAAAGAAGGTCGTAGGGCTAGATTAGCTTTAGAGTTGGAGAAGTTTCACAAATGAAACACATGAAACACGAATACAAACAAAAAGACGCTTTATTAAGAGAACATAAAGAGTCTACGCTAGAAAAGAATGAGAAAAAACGCAATAAGCGCAGAGATATGCTCGTTAAAGAAATGAATAAAGTGGTGAAAGACCCATTTTAAATTCTGTTGTAGAATTAAGCCTTACAAATCAATCACTTGAGAATGTATGGACTCTAAAGTAGAAAAAACTAGAAAAAAGACAGGTGGGCGTGTTGCAGGAACGCCTAATAAAGTCACTCAAGAGGCACGAGAGGCTGTTAAAGCATTACTTGATGCCAACCTACCATATTTACAAACATGGCTTCAAAACACCGCTGAAGGCTTATTTGACGATGCTACTGGAAAATGGATTGTGCCGCCAAATCCTGGCAAAGCCTGCGACATAGTGCAAAACATGGTTGAGTATGCTGTGCCTAAACTTGCAAGGACTGAAGTAGTAGGCGATGAAAAAGCCCCACAACGCTTGGTAGTGTCTTGGAAGAAATAGTCCAAGAGGTAGAACTAGACTACCAACCTCGTAGCGTATTCTTAGATTTCCACGAAAGAAAACAACGCTGGGCAGTTATTGTGGCGCATAGACGCTGCGGTAAAACTGTTTCCTGCATTAATGACCTTATATACAAAGCACTAATAGAGGGCAAAGAAGATGGTCGCTACGCTTATGTTGCACCATATTACAGCCAAGCCAAGAATATCGCCTGGGACTATTTGTTACGCTTTAGTAAGCCTGTAATGGCTAAAGCTAATCAATCTGAACTATGGGTGGAACTAATAAATGGTGCAAGAATTAGGCTATTTGGCGCTGATAATGCTGACTCTCTGCGTGGTCTATACCTTGATGGGATTGTGCTAGATGAGTATGCAGATATGCGCCCTCGTATTTGGGGCGAGATTATTCGGCCTTTGTTGGCAGACAGACTCGGCTGGGCAGTTTTCATTGGAACGCCAAAAGGTCATAATGCCTTCTGGGACATATACAATAACGCCACCAATGACGATAGCTGGTATGCCAAAACCCTAAGAGCTAGTCAGACTGGTTTGCTTCCAAAGCAAGAGCTTGAGGATGCCGCCAAGTCAATGACGCAAGACCAATACTTACAAGAGTTTGAGTGCGACTTTGAGTCAGCTATTCTTGGCGCTTATTACGGTAAAGAAATGCGCCAGCTTACCGACCAAGGCAGAATTACCAAGGTTGAATATGACCCTATGTATAAAGTTAATACAAGTTGGGACTTAGGTTACAGCGATGATACAAGTGTGTGGTGGTGGCAGGTTGTCAGAGGTGAATTGCGCTTTCTTGACTATCATGGAAGCAATGGTCAGCCTGTGGCATTTTATACAGGACTCATTCAAGCTAAACAAGCAGAGTTTGGCTACCAATATGGGCTACATTATTTGCCTCATGACGCAAGAGCAAAAACTTTAGCAAGTGGCGGAAAGTCAATAATTGAGCAACTTTCTGTTAAAATTCCGTTAGAATCTATGAAAATTGTCCCAAATTTAGGACTTCAAGACGGAATTCAAGCAAGTCGCATGGCATTGATGAGGTCTTGGTTTGACGCAGAAAGGTGTCAGGATGGTATCGAATCTTTACGACAGTATCAAAGAGAATATGACGAGGATAGAAAAGTCTTTAGAGATAAGCCTCGGCATGATTGGACATCACACGCTGCAGACGCTTATCGCATGGCAGCAGTTGCTTGGCGAGTGGAAGAAAAAATAATGACCAAAGACGAGCCTATAAAGGGCTTGTTTGTTGGTAAAACGGATGTAACTTTAAACGATATGTGGGCTATTAAAAACACCCCAAACAACAGGAGAATTTAAATGTCAGGCGTACAACAACCATTTGGCACTACTTATGAGTATGTAGCCCCTTCAACAACTGCTCAAGTTATGGGCAACAATGGCGCTGCTGGTGATATGTTAGTGCGTGTTATTGCAACCGTTACTACTACTGCTACAAGCACATTAACCATTATTGACGGCTCTACCTCAATACCTTTAATTCCTGCCAATGCTTCTCAAGGTGTTTATTCTTTGACAGTAGAAGCACAATCATTAAATGGCGCATGGAAAATCACAACTGGCGCTGGTGTTAGCGCAGTAGTAGTCGGCAACTTCTCATAAGGCTTTTTATGTCTGAATTAAGAGGCGAGGTAGCGCACAGCTACGAAGATTGGTACAACCGCATTATGTCCTATGAGCGCAGTTTTAAGCTCTGGGAAGCACGTGTGGACAAGATTTTAAAGCGTTACAAGGATGACTCACGCAACAAAACCAATCCTAATGCTCGCTTCAATATTCTATGGAGTAATGTCCAAACCATTACCCCAGCGGTATTTGCAAGACTCCCACGCCCTGATGTAAGCCGTAGGTTTAGAGATAATGACCCTATTGGTAGAGTAGCCTCAATGCTCCTAGAAAGAGCGCTAGAGTTTGAAATTGAGCACTATGGCGACTATAAGTCCGCTATGGTGAACTGCGTTACAGACCGTCTTTTAGGTGGTCGTGGCACAGCATGGGTGCGTTATGAACCGCACTTTATGGCTAAGAAAGAAAAAGAGCCTGAAGATGGTTGGGAATTGTCCGAAACCATTGACGCTAAACAAGCACATGACCCTAGCTATGTAAACGGTCAAGGCGATGTCGGTACGCCATTAGAAGGCCCAATGCCAGAAGAAGATAACGAACCTGGCGAAGTTGAAGAAGAAATTGAATATGAGTGCTGCCCTGTAGATTATGTCCATTGGCGTGATTTTGGTCATACAGTAGCTCGTACATGGGAAGAAGTTACCGCAGTATGGCGTAAGGTCTATTTAAACCGCACAGCGCTTGTAGAGCGTTTTGGCGAAGAATTAGGCAACAAAATACCGCTTGACACTAAACCTGAACAAGTCGGTAAGTCTTACACTAAGAATGATGACCAAGCCTACCAAGCTCAAATTTATGAAATTTGGGACAAAGAAACAGGAAAAGTACTGTGGATTAGCAAGTCAATGGGCAAAATTCTTGATGAAAGAGATGACCCATTAGAGTTGGAAAACTTTTGGCCTTGTCCAAAGCCACTTTACGCTACTTTAACTACTGATAGTCTTGAGCCTATTCCTGACTTTACTATTTACCAAGACCAAGCTAGAGAATTAGACGACCTTTGTGACCGTATTGATGGACTCATTGGTGCATTGAAAGTGCGTGGTTTGTATGATGCCAGCGCTTCTGAACTCCAGCGCCTATTTTCCGAAGGTAATGAGTCTAATGTCTTGATTCCAGTAAAGAATTGGATGGCATTTGCCGAAAAACAAGGCATGAAAGGCGCATTAGATTTAGTTGATATTGCCCCATTTGCTACTGCGCTTGCACAATGCTATCAAGCTATGGAGCAAGTTAAAGGTCAGATTTATGAATTGATGGGTATTGCCGATATTCAGCGTGGTCAAACAGACCCCAATGAAACCCTTGGCGCACAAATCATTAAATCAAACAATGCAGCAGGTCGCCTCAAAACTATGCAACACGCTGTTGTTGATTTCGCAACCTCGCTGCTTGCTATTAAATCGCAAATTATTTGCCAGCATTTCACCGAAGATACCATTATTAAGATTGCTGGTGGTATGCAGATGGATGACAACGATAAAGCGTTGATTCCACAAGCTATTGCCCTATTAAAAGACGAAGTTAGCAAGAATTTCCGCATTGAAGTCACCTCTGACTCAATGATTTTCCAAGATGAAATGCAAGAAAAACAAGACCGCATGGAATTCTTGGCAGCTATTGGCGGATTTATGGAAAAAGCTATTCCTGCAAGTCAGGCAAGCCCAGAATTAACCCCATTGCTGATGGAAATGCTTAAATTTGCAGTAACAGGCTTTAAAGCTGGCAAGTCTTTAGAAGGTTTGATTGACGAAACAGCCGATAAATTCCGCTTACAAGCTAAACAAATGGAAGGTCAGCCAAAACCACCTCCATTGCAAGTGCAAATTGAGCAAATGAAGATGCAAGCTAAGTCGCAAGAGCTACAAATTGCAAACCAGCTAGAAATGCAAAAAATGCAAGCTGAAAATGAGTTGGAAAAGGCTAAACAAGAATACCAAGCCCAAGAAAACCAGCTTAAATTCCAGCTAGAAGCACAGCGCAACCAGGCTGAAATTGAAATGCAGGCTAAATTAGCCCAAATGAAGATGAATATGGAGCGCAATACTCAAGTGTTGTTAGCTCACATTAACAATGGCGCTAAGATTGAAGTGGCTCGTATTTCTGCGGCAGATGACAATGGCGAAACTGCATACTTAGCAGAAGAAGATATGGCTAAGTCTATGGAACACCCATTAGCACCTTTGGCAGACGCTATTAAAGAGAGTAATCAGCAAATGGTCGGTCAAATTAGCGCTTTAGTTGATACAATTAACCAAAATCACAGTCGCCCAAAACAAGTAGTGCGTGGCCCTGACGGCAAAATTCAAGGAGTTATTTAATGGCATCAAACCTCAAATATTCAAACGGCACTCGTGATGCCCAACAACAGGGTCTAATTACTTATGCTGGTTCAGGCGCTATCATTAGTATTTACCAAGGCTCACAACCTGCTAATGCCAATACTGCAATTACAAGTCAAACTTTATTGGTTTCTCTTGTGGTTACTGGCTCTTTTGGTACTGATTCAAACGGTACTATTACATTAGGTTCAGTTGCTAGTGGCACAGCAGTCGCCACAGGCACAGCGCAGTTTTTCCGCATATTTAAGTCAGATAACTCTACCGTAATTATGGATGGCACAGTAGGTTTAACTGGTTGCGATATGAACCTAAATAACACCTCTATTGATACAACTCAGGTCGTCAGCATTTCTTCTGGCACTATTATTCGAGCTAACCAATAAGGCTAATTTATGGCTCTCATCATTAAAGATAGAGTCCAGGAAACTAGCACAACTAGCGGAACTGGTACTTTAACCCTTGCTGGTGCTGTAACAGGCTACCAGTCATTTGCTTCCGCTATTGGTAGTGGAAATACCACTTATTACGGTATTTACGAAACCCAAACTACAAACTGGGAAGTGGGTATTGGTACAGTTGGCAGCGGAACATTAGCAAGAACTACAGTATTAGCGTCTAGTAATGCAGGGTCATTAGTCAGTTTTGGTGGTGGTCAACTTGCAGTTTGGGGAGATTACCCAGCAGGACAAGCGGTCATTGGAAATGGCACAGCAATTTTAGCCCCTAGCGGTGCATTGCTTCCTGTGGCTAATGGTGGCACAGGAGTAAGTTCTGCAACTGGAACAGGCTCAAATCCATCTATTGTTTTAAGCCAACAACCACAGATAAATTCCCCTGTAATTACTTCTTATTCCACTTCAACTGTTCCTTTAAAAGTTTATGGTTTAAGCGGACAATTTACCGAATTATTTGATGTTTATACATACAATGGCGGCACATTAGCTTTTCAAATTAACAGTTCTGGCGCAATTACGACAGGCACTTGGAACGCAACTCCAATTACCAATAGCTATTTAGCTAATTCAAGCATTACTATTAATGGCACAGCAACATCATTGGGCGGCTCAATTAATGTAGGAACAGTCACTAGCGTAACTGGTACTGCCCCTGTTGTTTCAAGCGGTGGCTCAACCCCTGCAATTAGTATGGCTGCCGCCAACAGCACAACTAATGGATATTTGACCAGCACAGACTGGAACACCTTTAATAACAAACAGCCCGCAGGTAGCTATTTAACATCGGTAACAGCAGATGCCCCATTATCGGGTTCAGGTACAAGCGGTAGTCATTTGGTTATTTCG